GGGGATAGAGACCCGAAAGGCCCCTCTCTATGATCATCCGTTGCCGTATTATCTTTAGTTCAAGTAAGCTAATGAGCAATAACCAAGAGTACTCATACTCCCTCAGTAGAGAGTACGAGCCTCGTTAGTCACGCACATCGCCTTGCACTAAAGACCGCAGTCCTTCGCTAATATATAAATATTAACTAACCATGAAAAAAACCTTCAAAGATCAACTTATATGTCGATTAAATCTTTATAAAGATTTAACCAACATAAAATTGAGTCTTCTTTGGTTCTCAACCTGGTCGAGACTCGACCCATCTGTGGCACAACCATTAATCCGTAGTGTTATCGATAGATTTGAAAAAATATCGATTACACGAGGACGAATGGCTGCTATAGATGAGTTCAAGATCTCCAGACTAGCGTTTACACGGTGACTCTGTAAACGACCTTTACACGGCCACGTTGGGGCCCCAATAACAAAGATCGGGCTTCCCAAGGTAATACCAAAGGAAATCCGGTCTATGTTAATTAGAACTCCCAACGATGACCTTATAAAGGCAGTAATAACCGTTCTAAATATAGGCCGTTATTTTAAAGGAGGAAAGCCTGTAAACATAGAAGATATAATCCAACCATCCGATCCGAAACTTCCCAAGGATCCAGAAATAATTCTGGGCCTAAAGAAGTTAGGAATCGAGGTTGGGCAGGATAGACCCACTAAATGAAGATTTAGCTGGATCACAACTGCAGGACCAAACGGTCCCAGTATATCTTCCTGTTTACAGGACCTCCAGAAATTTAACGAGCGTTTTAGACCTCAGGCAGTTATCATGCTGCCAGACCTCACAGCCGTAATTGACAGAATAATCTCTTGAGAAACCAAGTTTAAGCTTACTAAACTAATGAGTTTAGATAAGTTTAAAAATGATTCCTTAAGAAAACTATCTGTCAAAGACGACCGGGAGGGTAAGAGCAGGATATTTGCTATTTTTGATTACTGATCACAAACTTTACTTTCACCGCTTCATGATTGAGCGTTCAGTACACTAAGGAAAATTCCTCAGGACTGTACGTTCGACCAGTCAGCGGGAGTAAAGAAGATCCTAGCAACCAAAAGTAACAAATATTTCTACTCTTACGATCTAAAAGCTGCAACAGATCGTTTCCCTGTTATATTCCAGAAAAACGTTCTGTCCCTAATATTTGATACGGATTATGCTACAGCATGAACCGAAGTAATGACCTCTGAACCGTTCCGTCTAAAGGGGTTCGACCAACCAATTAAATGGATGGCCGGACAGCCTTTGGGAGCGAAAAGCTCATGAGGTATATTTACTCTATGTCACCATCTAGTTGTACATATCGCGGCAATCAGAACTAATTCTGAACCACTTTATGTAATACTAGGGGATGACATAGTGCTTCGTGGGCATGCCTTAGCTGCAGAGTACAAACGGATCATGTCCGACCTTGGTGTAGACATATCAGAAACAAAATCTCATGTATCACAAGATACATTTGAATTTGCTAAGATATGAATGCACCAGGGCCGGAACTTGAGTGGGTTCCCGATCGTCGGAATAGCAGAAACACTAACAAAACCGCTTGAATTAGCAGCTCTGTTAGTATTCGAGCTTCCTCGGAAAGGGTATCTCTACCATGTTGATCCGCGCACCGTCTCACAGTTCATCTCACCGATTGCGCTTTGAAATACCTTGCCACAGCGTCAAGCGGTATATATCGCTGACAAAGTGGTTTGGTATTTCAGCTTTCTCTCTTGGTTAGCCACTAAAGATAGCGGATGGGCAAAATATATTGTCCAGTCGGCTTCTTTAGTAACATCTCCGCTTAACGCTGACAAGCTGTTTTCACAGATAATCAGTGTTAAGTGGAGATCTACCATAGAGGAAAGGCTTTGGAACTTTCAAGAATTTGGATTCGACATATTTGCCAAAATTGGTAAATTGCCGCCATTCAAAAACTTTTGAGATCCAAAAGCGTACCCGGGAAAGATGACTGGGAGTAGTATCGAATTCAACGAACCAGCACGGAACATTCCAATATTTGCAGCGCTTCAAGATGAAGCCAACTACAAATATGAGGAATTCCTCCAAAAAAGATTGGAGGACGAAGACCATCATCTAACGTTAGAGGAGATAGCTTCATTAAAGCTACCTCCTAAACCTCAGATGAAGGGATTCGATCCCGTACGTGGTAAGGAGAATATCCGTACCCTAGATCTGATAACTAGAAACATAAAGTCTCTAATTATGACCCAGGGCCTTGAGATCAAAGAAGATGTCTATAGCCTTAAATAGAGTACCTAGCCTCGACTCTCCTTTGGGAAGAGAGCACGCTGCTAGGTAACTATTTAAAGCTATAGGCCCCCGCTTTGTCGATACCCCATCCGGACCCCGTCTGGAATGGACATCGATAAATGCCTACCCCGTCAGG